TACTCTTCTAAAATCGTTAAAGTATCTCGCCAGCTCGCTGCTGATTCTGCTTTCGATTTGGACGCTTTCTTGGCTGACGCTTTGGGCTCTCGTATCGCACGTGGCACTAACGCTGCCTTGACTACTGGAGACGGTTCTTCTAAGCCTAACGGTATCGTTACCGCTTCTGCTGCTGGTAAGACGGCTGCTTCTGCTACCGCTATTACTGCAGCTGAGCTTTTGGACCTTATGTACTCTGTAGACGCTGCTTACGCTAACGCTGCTACTGCTGGCTTTATGATGAACCAAAGCACCCTGGCTGCTGTTCGTAAATTGGGTATTGGCTCTGCTAATGACTTCCCAATTTTTACCCCCGGTATGGGAATCGGCGAGAATGATATGCTTTTCGGTAAGCCCGTATACGTAAATAACGATATGGCCGCTATCGCTACCGGAAACAAAACCGTACTCTTCGGAGACTTCAACCAGTACGCAGTACGCGTTAACGGCGGTCTTCAGTTCTTGCGTTTGTCGGAGCGCTTCGCAGATGAGCTCTGTTTTGGATATATCGCCTATAAGCGTATGGACGGCGACATTTTGCAAAGTGCAGCTATTAAGCACTTAGTACAAGCCTAAACACGTATGAAGGTTAAATTTTTAACCTCTGTCGCAGGTGCAGACTTCCACTACCTCGAGGGTGAGGTAGTGGAACTGCCCGCGCAGAGAGCTACCGAGTTTCTAGCCGCTAATTTCTGCGAGGCTTTGCCCGAGAAGAAAGAAGCAGGCGCAGAGCGCGCGGTACGTGGACCAAAAGAAAAGCGAGCTAAATAAATATGGCTATTTCTGTTATTACTCCAGCTGTAGCGGAACCGCTAACGGTATCCGAAGTAAAGAGCTTCTTACGGGTAGACTCGGACGACGAGGACACGCTTTTAGCTGTGCTTATTTCCGCGGCGCGAGAAATGGCAGAGAAGTATACGCGTCAAATCTTAATGACTACTACTATAGAAGAGTTTTACGACATCTTCCCAGAGTACACGATTAAGGACAGCGATATTATTTATTTATCCCGGGGACCTATCCAGAGTATAACTAGCGTTAAATATGTGGATACCCTAGGAGACGAGATAACGATAACTAACGACAAGTATAACACGGACCTAATTAGCGAGCCCGGGCGTATTATTAGTACGGCTGGCTGGTACGCTACTAAGGATACCGTTAACGCTGTGGTAGTTCGTTACGTAGTAGGATATAGCAGCGCTAGCGACGTTCCGGCGGCGATTAAGCAGGCTATGTTACTTCTTATAGGTGAAATGTACGAAAAGCGCATAGACAGCGTTAAAAGACTGCCTACAGCTGCCGAGTACCTTATGAACCCTTACCGCGTCTTTACTTATTACTAAGATGCTAGACCCCGGAGCCTTAGACCGTCGAATAACTTTTATTACCCCGTATCCCGAAAAGAATAGCTACGGCGAGGCTTTTATATACTGGGGGGAGGCTCCTTTAGTCTCTAATTTCGAAACTAGGGTAGCGAATGACTCGGGAACCTTTGAGGGTTCGAGCTGCGTATTAAGCGCAGTTCAAACCCTTACTAATACGCCCTTTAAAGTCTGGGCTAAAATTGACTTTATGACTGGTAAGGAAGGCGACGAAGCTAACAAGCTTACCAGCGTAAAGAAGGCAGAAATTACGGTCCGTTATAATACTCGTATTAACGAGACGTACCGTATAGAATGGAACTCTATTACCTTCGATATAGAAGCTATTTTACCTACTGGCCGTAAGGATTATTTACTTTTAAGAACCCGTTATACCTTATAAGCTATGGCAGTCGTACAAAGTGGCGCGGGTTTCTCTTTCCAGATTGAAGGAATAGAGCAAGTAGTAAAGAAGCTAGAGACTCTACGCCAGATAGATAAGCGTAATTATAACCGTATTAAAAAGGAAATTAAAGACGCAGCTAAACCAATGAAGGAAGCCATTAAGTCTTCAATTACCGACGGTAAAAAGAAAGAAACTAAAGGCTACGTAAGTAAAGGAAAGCAGCGTAATACTGGTTTTAAAAAGGAGCTGCAGGTAACATATAAACCCGGAAACCTTCGCCGCTCTATAGATATTTTCTTTAATAAGCGTAAGACTTCCCTTAGCGTTTTCGTAGGTGCAAGAATGGGCCGCAAGGCTAAGGCTAACGCAGACGGCTATTACGCTGGTATGGTGCATTACGGGGTATTCGGTCCAGAGGGTAAAGAATACAAGAAAAGCCCTAAACGTCCTAACGTGGGTTACGTAGACTCTGGCTATTCAAGCGGTAGAGCCGCTACGCTAGCAGCTTTAGAGGCTGTTATTACAAAGATTCTAAATACCCATATTTCAAGGCTATGAAAGCGGGACCAGCTATATACGGTATTCTAAGCGGTAACGCAGGCGTTACAGCTTTAGTAAGTACGCGCATATTTCCAGACGTAGCGGCGCAGGGTACGGCTTTTCCCTTTGTAGTCTATAACCTACAAGAAATAACGCCTAACGACACTAAGAGCGGCGTTAGTACTCTAGACGAAGAGCGCTACGATATTATAGCCGTTAGTACTTCATATAGTGAGGTAATTAGTATCTCCGAAGTTTGCCGTACAGCTTTAGACCGCTACAGCGGTACGGTAAACTCTATAACGGTTCAAAGTATCCAATTTACCGACTTTAATACCGATTTCGACAGCGATAACGAAGTATATATAGCTGTAATGGAAATTATAATCCGAGTTAAAAGATGAAAGTAACTTTAATTAAAAGACTAGTTAAGCCAAGCGGAAAAACCTTAGAAAAAGGCGTAACTTTGGAAGTAACTAACGACTATGCAGCCGAGCTTATTAAAGAGGGTAAGGCTGTAGAATTTGGGCAAGAGCCCGTTTTTAAATCAGTTAAACCACAAATAAAAAAGGCTGAATAATGGCTACTACTGGAATTATGAACGGAACGCTGTTAGGCGTATACGTTGGAAGCACTCTAATCGCTCACGCTACCGAGGGCTCTATTTCTCTCTCAATGGATACGCGCGACGCGACGACTAAGGGAAGCTCTGGCAACCGCGAGCTTTTGGAGTCTACGCGCAGCGGCTCTATTTCTGTTAGCGCTTTGTACGCTGACGACGCAGCTTACGGCGTTAACGACCTTATGACGGTTTTTTCTAACCGCACTAGCGTAACGGTTAAGTTCTCTACTGAAGTTAGCGGAGACGACTACTGGAGCGCTACCGCTTACCTTACTTCTTTGGAAGTTAGCGCGGGTATGGAAGATAGCGCGACTTTTTCCGCTAGCTTTGAAATTACGGGAGCTATTACGTTCTCTACTGTAGCTTAAAGTTTAGATTATGGTAAAATACGTTGAGATGGGGGGCGCTAGTCGCCCGGTTAAGTTTGGCTTCGCTGCTCTTATGAATTTCACAGATATGAGCGGCTATAAATTAAACGAACTCGATAAGCTCGGGGAGAGTATGACCCTTAGCGACGCTGTTAAGCTTATCTACTGCGGCCTCAAGAATGGAGCCCGCGTAGAAAAGCAAAAATTTAGCAGCACTTTAGAGGACGTGGCCGACTGGCTAGACGAAAGCCCCGACTCTCTGCAAGACGTATTAAACATTTTCGCAGAAAGCTTTAGCGCACCAAACGAAGAGGGGGAGTAAATGGCTCTAGCTCGGAAGAGCTAGGGCCTATCTCCTATGACTATTACCAAGAGCTCGCTCTTGGAATGCTGCGGGTAAGTCTCAGCGAGTTTTATAATATGACCCTTAGAGAGCTGCAAAATGCTATAAAGGGGTTCTTAGAGCACGAAGAGAGAACGCAGCGTATAGAATGGGAGCGGACCCGCTGGCAGACCGCCATACTGGTAAATATCCAGCTCCCTAAGAATAAGAGTATAAAACCCCAAGAGCTAGCTAAATTCCCTTGGGAGGTTAAGAAGCCTAATAAGGGAGTTAGCAAGCTCACAGAAGAGCAAATAAAAGCGAGGCTAGACAAATGGCAAAAAGCGTAAGAAGTATTAACGTAAGGGTAGGGGCTAACCTTACTCCTTTGCAGCGCAGCTTAAAGCTAGCGCAGGTAAGCTTACGCCGCTTTGGCTCTAATATGAAAAGTATAGGCGGCTCTATAAGCCGTAACTTTTCTTTACCCTTCGCTCTAGCTGGAGGCGCAGGTATTAAGATGGCGACGGACCTAAGCAGCTCCTTCGCTAAAATCCAGAACTTAGTAGGTATTACGGGCCAAACGCTAGAAGACTTTAAAGCTGGCGTTTTATCTGTTTCAAAAGCTACTGGACAAAGCCAAGCGGAATTAGCAGACGCGCTTTTCGTTATTACCTCTGCAGGTATCCGAGGCGCTGAGGCTATCGACGTTTTAACGATGGCCGCCAAAGCTTCGGAAATTGGCTTAGGTGAAACCAAAGAAGTAGCTCGAGGCCTTACGGGCGTACTCCAAGCTTATGCGAAGGACGG